ACGGCGACGAAGTATTATTAGAAGGATTTAGTGGTAGTTTTGGAACAGCAGTAAATGGTAACACATATTATGCTAAACTGGATTATGGTTTAATATTTACATTGTATACTGACAGTGGTTTAACAACAGGATTAAACACAGGTGTAGCAACTAACACAAACATCGATGAAAATAAAACTGCCACAATAACATTTATAAACAGAGGCGCCAAATATGTTGGTGGTGCTCACAGAATGTATAGTTGGTTCTTACCAAGTAACAGTGATGACTTGTTTATGTATAAAGATGGCTCCAACAGTGGAACACAACTGTGGAGATATGATAGTGCTAACACAAACTTTAACTATGGTAGCATAGGTATTGTAGCAGACACATTCACAGGTAATCTAACAGGTAATGTTACAGGAACAGTAAGTGATATCAGCAATCATCAAAACTACATAAGAACAAGTGTAGGTGCTGGAACAGGCATAAGTTATGACAATAGCACAGGTTTATTCAGTTTAAGTGATACTGATTTAATCAGTGGTGTTACAGCAGGTAGTGGTTTAACTGGCGGTGGAGACACTGGCAATGTTACACTTGATATAGGTGCTGGTAATGGTATAACAGTAAATGCTGACAATGTAGCAGTAGATATGAGTGTGTTTAGCACAACAGATTTAAGTGAAGGCACAAACTTATATTATACTGACGCAAGAGCAGATGCTCGTGTAAATCTACAAACAGGCACTAACTTAGATTTATCAAACAAATCAACAAGTGATCTCAGTGAAGGCACAAACTTGTATTACACAGATGCTCGTGCTGACGCAAGAGTAAACTTACAAACTGGTTCAAACTTAGATTTAAGCAGTAAAGATACCGATGCTTTAAGTGAAGGTTCAACTAATCTGTATTATACAGACGCAAGAGTAGACGCAAGATTAAACAGCGGTAGTGTAGCAAGTATCAGTGCTGATGATATAACACTAAAACAGTTCCAAGAAACAGTTATAAGTCACGGAAACCAAAGTGGTGACATCAGTAGCACATTAGATTTAGCAAATGGTAGTATATTCAAACTAACTGCCACAGGTGCTTTAACAATAAACAGTATAGCCAATGCGGCGGCAGGTAGTAGTGGTGTTATTATAATAACACAAGATGGCACTGGTTCAAGAGCACTCACAACAGGTGCTAATATAAAATGGGCAGGAGGCTTGAATACACTAAGTACAACACCAGCAGAAGTTGATATCATAAACTTCTTTTACGATGGTTCAGTTTACTACTTTGCTTTAAGTAAAGGATATGCGTAATGCCACTAAGTGCCAGTTTTGTAGCAGGTAATCAAGAACCAGCCAATATCAGTGGCGGAGTACAATCATTTATAAATAATGGTGCTGACAGATTAAAGGCACTTACTTTTACAGCAAACAGTAGTGTAACTTTCAACACTCACGGCGAAATCAAATACATATTACTTGTAGGAGGTGGAGGTAGTGGTGGCGACAGTAATCTACTTATTTCAAATCCCCCGGGCCTTAGAGGAGGCGGTGGTGGCGGAGGAGAAATCAAAATCCTTGACTCTGTATTCACTTGGGAACTTACAGGTGGAGATGATTCAGTATCCTCATCAGCAATAACCATAGGTGATGGTGGCGTTTCTCCTATAAACACACCCCAAAATAACAGTAATAATGGCCAACCTACAACCATAGGTCCATTCACAGCCGCAGGAGGCGGAGGTGGTAGCGGACAAGATGGTGGTAGTGGCGGTGGTGGTGCCGGCTGGAACAGTTTAGGTGCCGCAGGACAGTCTACAGCAAGTGGTTATAAAAGTTTTGGTAATGATGGTGGTAGCAGTAGTAACAATGCCCACGGTGCCGGTGGAGGAGGTGCTTCACAGGCAGGTGCTAATGGTTCAGCCGGAGGCACTGGTGGCGACGGTTATACTTGGAGTGTAACAGGACTTACATACGCCGGTGGTGGCGGTGGCGGAGATAACAATGCTACAAGTAGTGGTAGTGGCGGTGCTGGAGGCACTGGTGGCGGTGGAGATGGCAGAATAAATAACGCAGGTTCTAATGGACTCGGTGGCGGTGGAGGAGCCGGTGGCCGAGGTGGTAGTGGCGTTGTCGTTTTAGTAGTAGCAGATCCAGTAGAACCAGTGCTAACATACAGTTTAAGTGGTTCACCATCCAGTGTAGTAGAAGGCAACACTTCAGTATTTACAGTAGCAACAGGCAATGTCAACAATGGCACAGACTTATATTGGACTGTGAACAATATAACTACAGCAGATAATGATTTTGTAGCAACAAGTGGTAACATCACAATACAAAGTGATGCCGCAACATTCAATGTAGACACAGTCAGTGGTAATGTTACTGGCACAGAAAACTTTAATGTGAGTTTGAGAACAGGTAACATAAGTGGTCCAATAGTAGCAACTTCTAACACTATCAGCATAACAGAGTTTGTTCCAGCAAGTAGTTATCCAAACTATCCAACTATGCCAACATACAGTGAATGGCAAACAGCAAGTAATCTTATCAGCAGTGGCGGTAGTGAATCTTACGCATACGAGTTTAATGGCACAACAACTGGTGGCACAAACAGTTATCAATACGCAGGAAGTTTACCTAATGGTAATGTTATAGTGTATCCAAGAAGCACAAATACTGTTTTAGAATACAGTAACTCAGCAGGAACTTATGCTATAACCACACTTACAGGTGTTACCAGCAGTGATGTAACACACCAAGGTGGTGCCATCAGCACACATAATAGCAATGTGTATTTGTGTCCTAATGGTATAAGTAAAATAATAGAAATAAACCCAACTAACTATACAGCAACAGCAATCAGTGTAAGTGGTATGACAAACGGTTATGGTGCTTATGGACTTAGAGATGGCAGAATAATAATGAAGCCGGATAGTGGTAGTTTTAATCATTATGTATATGATCCAAGTGATGGCAGTTACAGTTCAACTAATATAGCAAACAACGGTTCCCCCAGCGGTTTTGCCCATCCACCAATGATTCAACATCCTAAAGACAATATAGTGTATTTGCCTCCATACAGATTTAATGTGTGGAAAAAATGGGATCCTTCGACAGATACTTACAGCACAATAACACTAAGTGCCGGCAGTGATTCAGTCTCCGGCAGTAATGATAGATATCAAGATGCTGTATTAGGCGTTGATGGTAAAATATATTGTACTCCTTGGAGTAGTGCTGATATAGGTATTTTTGATATAGATACAAACACATATACAAGACACGATCCAAGTGGTAATATTACTGGAAAATATGGTAGAGGAGCCTTAGGAGCAGACGGTAGAGTATATATGTTCCCAAGTAACACAAACGATGTATTGAGTATTGACACAGACCCCGATAGTGCTGGTTATCAAACTCACAGAATAGAAAGTGTAAGTAGTATATTTACGGGTAACTGTTGGGGCGGCAGTATAGCAGGTGATGGCAAAATCATAGCGGCATCAAGCACCACTGGAGCACTAACTATACAAACAACAGGTGCTAATACAATAAATCACGCATATTTTGTATCACCACATAACAACAACGATTAGATTATGGAATATTATTATTACGATTCAACAACAAAAGAGTTTTTATATAATAAAAACAAACTTTTAGAAATAGCAGGTGCCAGTAGCACAACTGTAGAAGTTCCTCAGTTAGAACACGATTTAGGAAACTTTCCTGCTTATACGGAAAAAGCAGTATTTGATGAGGATTCAAATAATAGGACAAAAGAAGCAATATAAGGAGAAACAATGGATAACTAAAAAGGAAAAAAGAAGAAAAAACCAATGAAAAAAGGTAAAGGTAAAAAAAGATATTAGAGGTATAAAGATATGGAAGAACTATTAAACTATGCTTACACTACATATGGTGAGCATCAAGACTACAATCATCTATTTGATGCTGTTACAAGCGGCGACATTGCGTCTAACAGCGAAATAGATCAGTGGATAAAAGACAAAGACAATGGCTAAAAATATAACTAATCAGCATTTGAACAACAAAATAACAGTCATAGAAACAGATGTAAAGCATATTCACGACTGTATACACAGATTAGAAGACGAAGTTAAAGATAACAGAACATTTTTCACTACAAGATTAGACAGATTGGACACAAGAATATGGACCATAATGGGACTTGTGGTAACTACACTAATAACGGTGGTAGTTGAACTGTTATCGCACTAAAAAACCACAAAACAGATAAATAATATTGTAACGGCTGTTGTCATCAACATAACATTGATTCTATATATGACAGTAGCCAAGAGTGTTTGAGCCTGTGGTCGGCGTTGAAGACACTCACTTCAAATAAACAATAGTCGTTACAGCACTTGTACAAAGACCAAGGTTTTTGAATAATGTGCCATTTTATCATCTAATGACATAGATGATTTTTCCTAAAATATTGAACAGAAATGTTCGGTTATCGTTGAAAACCCGTTATTCGTAACGGGTTTTCTTTTATGTGATAAATAAAAATGTAGAAGGCAACTTTAGTTTCCCCTAAAAGAAACAATACAGTATGTATTAAATCCAAAGTTGCCAAACTTCGTAGATAGTGGTTCCACTGTTTACATTTATATCATAGTTCTTGTTGCCTTCTACACCTTATTTTTAACTATACTAAAAAAGGGCAGTTTTACTAAAAAAACTGCTCTTTTTTTTGAGTTTTGTATAAATAAAAATGTAACGCAAGTTACAAACAGTAGTGGCAACCTGCTGTATAAACTTAAAACTAAAAAAGATTTAATATAACTATGACAAAGAACAGAAAGCAACAACGAGCACACAACAAAGCAATACGCATTGCTAATCAGCAGAGCAAAGCCAACAGAGTTCCCAAAGATCTCAGTGGCCCAGCAAGATGGCAGTTAGTTGATGCTATACACAAAACTCAAGGCACTAAAACAAAAACTGAACAGGCAAAAACTTGGCAACAAGTCTTGCGTACTGGCGACACTGAGTCAGTATACACAGACGCACAGGGCAAAACACAAACAAAAATCAAAAGCACTTATGGCATACACAGGCACGAATACAGAACCCTTAAAAATAAATCACAATAACACCTAAACAAGTTTGGGTAGTGGAAAAGGCTGGTTGGAACAGTTACAGCACACTTAGGAAGAGTAAACTTCAAAAAACATATAGCATAAACAGTTATATACTAACACGAGATATAACTTATACGCAAGTATAGTCGTTGAGGTTGGAGAAGGACAGAATCCATTGCTGATATATGTATAAACAAATACCTCTGTTTGAAAGGCTGTGATACTCACATAAAGACACAGCAAGAAGACACTGAAAAGTAGTGTTTTCTTGACTGATCAATCTACATAAAGTCTTATGTAAGTAATAAACAAAACAACAACTACACGAGTGTAACGAGTGTTTGTGTTTTGTTTGTTGTGAATGCGTAGCATTCGCAAGTAAATGTTACTGATGTATTGCTTACGCAATACCTCAAAAAACACACATCTACACACAAAATACTTCGTATTTTGCTGTATCTGTGAGTTTTTGTATTTCTATTATAAATAGTTTTAATGGGAACATCATACATCAAAACAAATCCACTTCTTGACGCAAAACAGGTATATGAAGGACATATGAACTGGGTAAGAGGTGTATTAGACTCACCAACACCACAACAAAAACGCACTATGACTTGGCTGTTAGACACCAAAATAGCAGAGCAAAAGCAATATGTGATAATCGACGACAAACGAGTAAAATCACCCACAAATCGCAAATATTACCGCAAAACTCAAGGTAAATGGCAAAAAACCACGCGATAAGTATAAATATAGCATATACAGTATAACTGATTTACAGGAGTCGCAATGGCAAATGAGAAACCACCATATCAAGTAAAAAACATAAAACGAGGTGAAAAAACAGTCACAGGCAGAATAGTGGGTCGTGATAAGATTGTTATACCCGAGGATGAGTTCTATCAAATGGCTTGTTTGTTTAGTACTTGGAAAGACTTCAGTGAGTATTATGGAGTAGCAGAAACCACATTACGCAACAACTTCGCGGATTTATACACAAAAGCAAGGCAAACCACTAAACGGAAGTTACGCCAAAAGATGTTGGAAACTGCTCTCAATGGCGACAGAGTTATGATGATATGGTTATCGAAACAATGGCTCTCAATGTCGGAGAATCCACAAGACAAAAACAGCAGTGACATACTGCCTTGGAATGAGGAAGAAAACAATGAAATGGAAGAATAAACAGATATATTACACTATCAAAGACGGTTTTGAACTAAGTGAGCGTCATATGGCATATTACTATGCTGTAGGCGGATTAGTAGTAGGATTCGTTATTGGAATAATCATATAATGCCAGTACCACCCGTCAATGTGCGTAAACTGGCTCGTAAAGCATTAGAAACAAGAGCAGAGTTACCGCCTTCTAAACGAGCAGGAACACCAGTAGGTATTGCTCGTGCTAAACAGTTAGCAAACGGTGATAACTTGAGTAATGATACTCTAAAGCGAATAAAAAGTTTTATAGCAAGACACAAACCCAACTATGAGAGAGCAAGACAGCAAGGTAAAGATATCACAGACGGTGGTGTTATATTAGCAATGGCTCTGTGGGGATATCCGGGGATTACCGGCTGGCTAAACGAAAACTTGGAAGATTAAAAAAGGCGCCTTGCGACGCCCCCAACAACAAAAAAAAGATAGTCCGTTTCGGCTGAAGAGTGGACTAAACTCATTAGGAGGTTCAGTGTCACACTGACCCAGCCTAAAACTTTTAAGCAAACACTCCTTGATTTAGAGTGCCTTCTTCAATAACATCACTAAAGTATGGTTCTGTGCCATAAGCATTATATACTCTTTCAGCAACAATAACATACTGAACTTCCATATCGAAATCTTGAAAAGTATCACTTTTCAGTTGTTCTAAGTTGTCGCCACTGTTAGCATAATAGTAACGATTTTCATCATCGCCCCATCCTTTAACTAAAATAACATATTTCATATAATCTCCTTATCTAACTATATACATAGTATAACATCGTTTTAATCTGTGTCAACCTGTGCCCCAAAAATGACAATACCGTCGTGATCCATACCTTTTTGTTTTGCTCTTTTATTTGCGTTATCAAAAAACTCTTCAGTGGTTTCTTCTACCGATGCCACTGTCCATTCGGCATTTACTAAAGTGTGGAGCGTTTCTATATACGCTTCGCAGTCCTCTATTGTGCTACCACTATATACTTCTTTGCCTTCTGTATCGCGAAAGTAAACACTATAAGCATCAATCTGTCCTAACTCAACTTTAGGGCCTTTATTGCGTTTGATAATATATGTCGAGTCCGCAATGGGACCTTTTATTACATATACTCCTTCATTTAATCTACCTTCTTCAATAAAACCTTTCATATAATCTCCTTATCTAACTATACATATAGTATAACATCTTTTTATATTGTGTCAATCTCAATCACTAAAGCAGTAGTCGAGTTGTATTACCTCGGAAAGTCTCCTTTGTCGTCTATATGCCTTGCCTTTTTGATCATATGAGTCATATATATGAAATATACTACCCATTGCTTTAAGTTGATTGTTTGCTAAAAAAACAAGATCGGTGTGATAATCTTTATTAAAAGTTCTTATCGCCGGTTTTATTTTTAAGTCTGTATTTATTGCTACGATATATTGTTTATGTGACATATATTCTCCTTATCTAAATATACATATAGTATAACATCTTTTTAATCTGCGTCAACCTGTAATAGTCAAAAAAAAGCACACTAAAGAGTGTGCTTTATAGTTATAATGCTATTAGTATTTAAGTTCTTCTAACTTATATACACCGTTATATATAATAGATACATTACCATTTTTCCTATCTTCTTCGGTCCAATGATTAGTATTATATAACGCATTGAGATTGTTCTCTAACCACTCTATGTGTTTATTCATAATCTCAGCATCAGCATTGTTATAAGCATCTATCTTCGCATTCTGTTGTGGAGTTAGCGATTCCATATACTCATTCAAACCTGCTTTCATATCTTCTATAGACACATCTTCTTTATAAAGATGGTCTATAGCACCTTCAGTGTCAAAAGCGATGCTTTCTAAGTATGCTTTATCTTCTAAATACTCTGCTGTTTGCTCTTTTGTGAGCGGAACAAAGCGAAGTTCGTAACAATCATACTCAATATCGGTTTTTGATTCGATATCATAATCAATACCGTGTGTAAAACCTGCTTCAAGCAGTTTGTCTATTACAGCATTATTATCTATTACTTCAGTAGTAACAGTCTCTTTCTTCTCTTTTACGATTTTACTGACTTCGTTGTCAAATGTCATAGTATTCATATATTTTCCTCCTATAGGATTTTTTAACTATGTAAACATTGTAACATCTTTTTAATCTGCGTCAACCTCGATTTTTGTGGAAAAACACAAATAAATGATAAATACTACTGTAACGCAACTTTACGGAGATATATAGATATGAGAATGAACTTAGAACAATACAATCAAAAAACAAGATACATCAACACAATGAGCATAGCAGGTGTCAGTCTGTTGTGGGGTCAAATGTTGGGAATGTTAAATCCGTGGTTCACACCACTCACAGTACTAACACTGATGATAGGTTACGGTAGCGAACTACAACAACCAAAAAGTGAAACTCACTGATCCACAAAAAACTATCAGTAGCAGTGACAGTCGATTTAGAGTAGTCGCGGCAGGGCGTCGTTTTGGTAAAAGTTTTTTAAGTATAAATGAACTTGCCAAGTTTAGCAGAATGCCCAATCGCAAATGTCTGTATGTAGCACCAACATATAGACAAGCAAAGCAGGTTATTTGGGACGAACTGAAAAACCGTTTACATTTGGTAAACTGGATAAAACGAGTAAATGAAAGTGATTTACACATAGTTCTCAAAAATGGTAGCATTATATATATTCGTAGTGCTGATAACCGTGAAGCACTTAGAGGTGCCAAATACGACTTTATAGTAATGGATGAGTGTGCCGATATTCACAGCGATACTTGGTATCAAGTTTTGCGTCCCACACTCAGTGACACAGGTGGTCACGCATTGTTTATCGGTTCCCCCAAAGGCAGAAACTGGTTTTATGACTTATACAGTCAAGGTGGTGAAAATGATTGGAACAGTTGGCAGTTTACAACTCTTGACGGCGGCAATGTTGATGAAAACGAAATAATCCAAGCCAAACAGGACTTAGACGAAAGAACATTTGAACAAGAGTATGAAGCCAAGTTTGTGAGTTACAGTGGTGTATGTTACTATGCCTTTACTGAACACAACATAAAGAGTATGACAGAAATACCGCCCACAGCACCACTACACATAGGAATGGACTTTAACATAGATCCAATGAGTGCTGTAGTGTGTATTCAAGATGGTGAGAATGCTTGGGTAATAGATGAAATAACCATATACAGTTCAAACACCAATGAGATGTGTGAAGAGATAAAACGCAGATATCCAAAAAGAGGTGTTATTGTATACCCCGATGCCAGTGGTGTGAGACGAACTACTGCTTCAACAGGTATCACAGACCACCTTATATTACAACAACACGGCTTTAATGTGCGAACAGGCAGTATAAATCCACCTGTAGCAGAGCGTATAGCCGCAGTAAACAGCAGATTGCGTAACAATGAGAACCAACATAAACTGTACATAGACCCCAAGTGTAAACAACTTAGAGAAGGTCTAATCAAAATGACATACAAAGAAGGCACAAGACAGCCGGATAAAAGCAGTGGATATGATCATATCACAGATGCTTTGGGTTACTATATAGAAAGAACTTGGCCAATACGCAATAACAGAACAGAAAAGTATACGCCCACAAGGCGTAGCACAGGAAGGAGTATTAGATGACAGATATACCTAAAAAAGGCAGTAAAGAATGGATTCGCAACGAAAAGATTATAAACAACAATCCACATCTTAAACAGATGCGTGATAAAGCAGAAGGCTTCAGTGGTAAACTGGGTCAAACTCACGGCGGCAAAGGAAGTGCTCGTAGAAATGCCAATGAAGATGCTTATGCTGAAGGTTGGGACAGAATATTTGGAAAAAAGGATAAAAAATGAAAGCAAAACACAAATACAATCTAAACAGTCGCGAAGGACAAAGACGCATAGCACAAAGTCACGGTTATCGTATCAGCATATGGGATATGCCACATTTGATATCATTGTGTGCGAGAGCAGGTATAAAGTTTGATGGTATTGAGTATACCGAACCTAAAAAAGAGTTAGATAATAATACTACTATAGTCCTTTAATACTGGGATCAATAAGTTTACCAACCCAATCATAGTTTATTACTTTGCTCCACATAGCAAACAACCGTTTTACACTATCTAAATCGTTATAATCCACATTTATACTTTCTTGATGTATCTCAATGGCTTTTAAGTGTGGTAAGCCTAACTTTCTGTGTTCTTGTTGTTCATACCATTCATCACTGGGTCTTTTGAATCCTGCTTCAAACTCTATGCTTTCATACCAATCGTTTAGATACTGATTACTCATTATTTCCATATTGTTGTCTAACACACGAGCCGCATTGAAATATACTGCTATGTATGGTGCTCTTGGATTAGGTGAAGCATTGTGATCATTGTATGTCCAATATATGTTATTGTGTGCTACAGGGTGTAAGTCTACACTTTCGGCTATGTCATTTATAACTGTCATCTTTTGAGCAAGATTAAATGTGCTGTAAGTGTTTTGATCCAGTTGTTTTAAGTATTCTAAATGTTGTTTCATAATATGTCTTCTAATGTGAAATATGTGGATTTTATCATTCTTTTATATCTTGGCTGATTCCACCAATCCACTTTGGTGTGTTTGCCACGAGCAAATCTTTGGTCTGTTTTGGCAAACACTGAACCCAACTTGTAATGTTTGTTAGCAAGTGTTATAGGGTGTAAGCCTTCTTCTAATGCCATTGCGCCTAATGTTTTACCATACTGTTCTTCCCACAATGTGAGTTTTTTGCGTCTTTGAAAGGGTGTGCCATACAGTTGAACTCGCATATGAATAGCATCGGGGGTTACTTCTTCTATCTGTGCTAATCGTATAGCATCTATTCCCCATTTGTGTTCAAACTGAGTAATCTTACTACCGTCTTCTAATGTTACTTTTGTAGTACCTTTACGCATTAGAACCAAATAATATTGTTTGAGGTGTGTTGTCGTATGTTTGACCATC